CTATAGCCTCTTGCCAACGATAATTAAAGGTTAATTCTCTGCAATGATAAAAAGCATTCCTTGGACAATGTGGATCTTCTTCAACCGCCATCTCTAGTAAATCCATATACTGACCTCTTGATTTTGTTGGATCAGGTTTATGAACTACTAACAACATATCTGTTTGTGCCCAAACTTCTACAGTTCTTGGGTCTGGAATTGGATATTCATGAACTGGGTGTTTCCACATATAACCTTTTCTTGCATGAATCTTTTCATAATAAAAAGCAATTCCTGCTCCCCAATCAAACTTATATCTTAATCGGGTTGTTTCAGGTGTCCAAACCCGTTCAATTTCTTCTCTCCAACCAGGTTGCAACTCTTCATCTAAATCTAAACTAATGCAAATATCAATGTCATCAGGCATTGAAAAAAGCACATTTTCCCTTGCTTTATCAAATCTCCAAGGACTAACTCTTACATCATGTACAACAACATTTCCATGTTTCAATGCTAATTCAACTGTCTTATCTGTAGACCCAGTATCTCCAATCATAATAAGATCTGCATCTTTTGCTGACTGACAAAACCTATCTACAAACTTTTCTTCATTCTTAGATATCGCATAAACCGCTATCTTCATAATCTAATCCCTATAAAATCAAAAATCTAGATCCATTCGGTACAGTAACAGTAACTCCATTGCTTAATGTAATAGGTCCAATTGCATGAGCAGAATAACCAGTTGGAATAACCACAGACGTACTCAAAGTCATAGAGTTAATTATTAACCCTTGAACACTTAACCCACCAGTAGTAGGAATAAGTTTGTCTGCTACGTTGTCTTGGTTAATAGCCATTTTTAAACGTCCGTTGCGCCTTGGTATTGAGACATTGTTTTAAGAACTGTGTATATTGCAGTCATCAGCTCACCCTTACCCGCTAAGTCTGCTAATCCAATGTAGTGTGCGTGTTCCATTACAGGGCTTAGATTTGAATCTCTAGCATCCTTTGAGAAATGCACAGATACCTGTACCTGAATGTTGTCTTTGTTTCCAAAGAAATTTGTTACACGAGCATAAGCCTCTGGTGCTGGTGCGCCAAATTGAGTTTGTTCTATGTTAATTTTTAATGCCATTATCCGACCTCTATTGTTTCAAGTTTACAAACCCAATGTATAGTGGTACTTGCCGCACCAGTTGCATTGATACTTATTGCTTTATTTGTATTATCTGCTGTTGCAGAAACAATCCATGTTGATGCACTTGCTGTGTATCCTATTGTAGTTACACTTGGAGTTCCAACAAGAGCTACAGTTCCGCTTGTATTTTGTATTGAACCAAGTATCTGATATGAAGCAGTATCGTTTGTTGATGTGTTTCTGCCAGTAATTAATGCCCTAAATGTGTAAGCATAATTTGATGGAATTACTGCTTGATTTAATGTTCCAGCAGTTCCAGAATCAGCAGTTAATACAACTAAAGTGGCAGATGTACTTGTATTCCTTAAAGTATAAATACCTGTTTGAGCATCTCCTTGAGCAGAAAATTCACCAGAAGCATAGGCTTGTGCGCCTATTACACCTCTAGTAATTGCTGATTTACCACCTAAAATTGATGACCAATCGCCTGAAGCAGTATTTCTGTTTGCAGTAGTACCCGCATCACCACCACCACCAATAAAAGAGTAAGACCCAGTAGCTTGATTGTTACCACCACCTACAACTATTCCGTGAGGTGTGTAAAAGGAGAGAGTAGGAGAACCTGATGCATTGGCATTTTGAGACAGGGTTAGTGAGGTTCCTGAAATGGCTGAGACATAAGTGTAAGAAACAATGCCTGTACCAGTTATCAACTGACCAACTTTAATGCTTGCATTTGAACCAGATAATGTAACCGCAGTAGAGCCAGATGTTACTGTTGTGGTAGCTTGAGTAGTTACAGTTGAAGCAGACGTCCCTGAATTTGATGCGCCTCCACCAATTAAATTATAAAACCCCCCTGCGGTATTGCTTTGACCACCAATCACAGTAGCAAGGTCTGAAGAAGCAGTATTAGAAGAACCTCCACCAATGTAACTAATATTACCTGTTGCGGAATTACTATATCCACCATTAACAACAGTCCAACTATTTGCTGCTCTATTATTAGAACCACCTAATATTGCTGAATATGCACTTCCTGCAACTTGGTTAGCAGAACTCCTACTTGTCTGCCAATCAACCGCATTAGCACCCCTAGCATTACCACCTGTAGCAGATGAAGTTGTTTGTTGTGCTTGTAATGCTCCTGTTCCTGCGGGTTGTACAAATAGAGAACCATCGTTCTGTAAACCTATTGTTGACACACCGCTAAATGAAAGTGTAGGTGTTCCGTAAACTGCGACTGTTGTGGTTGGGACGTAAGTGTTTGCTACAGAACCAATTTCTACTTGTGCACCCCAAATATATATGTTTGAAGTTGTGGCTCCAGTATAAGAAGGGAATCTTGAGCCGTCTGTATTATTTGTAAATGCTATATTTGCAGATAAACTTCCACTTGAGGGAATTGTAGAAATAGAACATCTATACCAACCATTTCCTGCTGAAACTATAGATGCCGTAACACCACCAGAGACACTGCTTGTTGATACAGTTAATAGATTAAAGTTTGCAGAACCAGTAGAAGCTCCACCAAAAGATAATTGAAACCAATTTGGCGCTGTTGCTCCATTGCCGATTTTTGCATAAACAGAAAAAGTATAAGAAGTTGCTACAGATGTAACAAAAATTGAAAATAAAGTGTGTGAAGATGTTGCTGTTGTTTCTGCTAATAAAGAAGCAGTAGATGTTCCATCTGGCGCAGTTGTGCTATTTGTCGTTACAGTTGTACTATTTGTTGTCCAAGTGCTGAAAGTTTGACTTTGCGTAATTAAATTTTCACCAGTACCCTTTAACGTCTCAGTCTGTCCTGTAATAGTAGTAAACGTACCTGTAGATGGTGTAGTTCCTCCTATAGGGCTATTATCTACACTACCATTAATTATTGTTTCTGAAGGATTTCTTACTGCCATTCTTGTATACCCACAACAGTACCAGCCACAACGGCTATAGCGTTGACATTAGACGTTGTAAAAGAATAAGCGTCCATATTAAATGTACCGCCTGGATATAACGTTACACCCGCATTTGCCACCGCAACGTTTCCAAATCCAAGGCTGACTAAGTTATTTCCTGCATTTGTCAAAATCAAACCTTTTCTGTTTGTGTTAGACGCAAGTATTAAAACAGATACTGTATTAACAGTATAACTAGACGGGCTTAGTGCAGTTGTTGTTGTAACTATATTAACGTTACCACTAACAGTTGTACTTGCAGGGAAGTTAGTCACCGTCACGTTAGCAAGCAAGTTAGCACTGTTGCTAGACACTACAGTTACTGTACCATTTACTGTCTGCGTAGACGGAAAGTTAGTTACAGTTACGTTTGCTAACAAGTTTGCTGCATTGCTAGAAACAACAGTAACACTTCCGTTAATTGTTTGTGTACTAGGAAAATTACTTATTACTACATTTCCAATAGCGTTTGAGCCTGGAGCAATAGTTACCGCACCACTTACCGCTTGTACCGCAGGAAAGTTATTGACATTGACGTTGCCAATATTGTTGGTGCTAGATTTAATTGATACGTTACCAGTAACATCCCATGCGCCCCCTTGGTAAGAGTTAACATTACCAATGTTTGCAGTACCAGCCGTTAACGTAATGTTTCCAGAAGTAACAATAACGTTACCTACGTTGGCAATAGCCCCCTGCGTGGTTACATTAAGATTTCCATTACTGTCCGCACTGGCATGAATAAACGATAGGGTAGACGGTTGCCAAATATAAGAAGCAGTTAAAAGAATCCCGTTGGTTGAGCCTATAGGATTACCGTATCCATCTAGCAACGCTTCTTTTTCGTAATATGCTACCCAAGTACCCGCAGACGTATATATAAACTGATTTAGGGTATCAGTTTCAATAAAAATAGCACCAGGTTGTACAGTAGAAGTAGGCTTGGTATCTGATGATAGCCCACTAAAGTACGTCCTGTTTGCCTCTATCTGAGAGTAAACAGTCATTTATCAGAGTCCTTCGCCTGGAGTAATATATGCCTCTACAGAACCCGTGTATCCAGTATCCGTGATAAATGCTACATATACATTTGATGTAGGACTTACTTGCGGTCCAGAAATAACACTGACAGTACCAGGAGCAATAACAGTACAGTTGCTAGGTGCTCCATTACCAGGTGCAACAACAGTCACACTAGCGTTAGAGCTAATGTTGATGTAAACAGGGTATCCTGTAGCTCCAGTTGGCTGATGGCTAACAAGCCTGTATTGATTAGAAGGTGACACGGCTGACAATGTGATAGTCTGAGATGCAGTTGTCGCATTAGCCTTGTACGTCATCCCCATTGGGGTAAATGCAATATTATTAGCCATGATTAGTAAACCTTCTTACCGCCACCAGATGTGGGTGACTTCTTTGTGTTGTACTCAGGTGTTCCAGAAAAGTCAATTACACTTCTAAAACCGCCTTTAGGCAATGTTCCAGGTGTCCATCTGTTCATGTCAACAGACCCATCTCTAGGCAACTGAGGACGTACAGATTTAGCTATTTGCTGGTTAACTTCATGGGGTCTCTGGTGTTTAGAGTTCGCCATGTGGCTATTTTCGTACTCACTACTCGGACTGTACGGGTTGATATTGCGATTGTTGCTTGGCATTATTTCTCTCCTTGTTGGTGACCACTAGATAGGCGAACATTACGAATATACTCAAAGTTGCGACTCTTGTCCAATCCCCTGCCCACATCGTGTAGCAAGCCAGACCGCAACTCATCGACAACGCCAATATCGTTATCAATCGGTCTGAGATGACCTCTAAAGCCAGACGAATTAAAGCTACTGAATCCATGAAAACCCCTCTGATTTGGAAAGGTAATCATATTATCATATCTCCTTATCGTCTTCCTCATCATCGTTGTTAAAAAACCCTGTTCCGTACTCATCATCTGAGAGTTTTGCTTTCAAAGCTTCTAGCTTAAGTGCACGGTCAATAATCTTTGTTTTGTCAGTAAGTGAAGCAATTGGGTCAAGCATCGTAGCTTTAAGAAGCTCAGAAATAGCCTTTTCAAGCTCTGGATTAATACCTTTGTCTGCTTTTTTCTTACTCATCTGCATCCCCATCTACGTCTAGCCGCTTTTCCACGCTCTCCAGACCAGCTCTTAGACCTGGCACAAAATGATTTATGGCGTGGTCCAGACTTTTGTGGAGCTTTTAAATTGCTCCCAGTAGCCTTGTTGTACTTAGCTCTGCCTTTAGCGGTAAGTCCACCACCTTTAGCAACAGACTGCTTTTCACCCCTGCCAACAGAAAGATTAGGTTTTTTGTCGCTCATAATTTAAATCCTAAATTAACTGCTTCTTTTGCTTTTTCTTTTAGGTTGCTTTTTGGATTTACGAGCCGTTGACAAAGCGATAGCAATAATTTGTTTACGGGGGCGACCACCCTCTTTTGTGAGTTTGCTAATGTTTTTTGAGATTGTTTCACGGGATTTTCCTTTTCTGAGTGGCATGATTACTCCTATAGTCCTAAAACAGCTTTTAATTTGTAATAACCAGTGGTACTTAATCCAGAACCTATTGCTGCAGCTCCAGCAATATAAGCCGTTCTCTTTCTTAAATCATTAGTATCTTTTGCAATAGTTTCGGCTTCTCTTATTTGATTAATATATTGTTCGTATTGTTCTGGTGATATTAATCGTTCTTCTCTTAATTTTGAAATTACATTTTTGCTAACTTTTACTGCTTCTGGACCTGACGCATCTTTTAAAACTCTTAATTTATCTTCAATTTCACCAGAAATTTTTGTTTTTTCAGCCGCAGATTTTTTAACAATATCTTTAAGACTTGTGGTTGTTTTTAAAGATTCTTCAAGTCTTGAAGTAGACATTTCAGACATTTTTGCAAGTCTTTCAACTTCAGATTTTGATTTAACAACAGATTCAGCAAGAGGTTTTAATTCTGGAAAAGTTTGAAATAATCCTTCATTTTCTTTAAGAAACTTTTGAGCTTTTTCAGCGTTTAAGTTTTCCATCTTAGACCTTATGTTGCCTTTTAAGGCAGAATCTAATTCTGGAGATTTTCCTCCCACTAGTTTCAACAATTTATCAGCAGAATCTTTTGTTCCATCTAAATAATAATTAACTGCTTGCGTTGGTTTTCCAGTAAATATAGGGGTATCCGTTCTTGCCTCAACTTCGGCTGTTAATCCTTCTCCACGACCACCCAAAGCAATCCTTTCTGATTCTTTACCTAACTTATATCTTTCAATATATTTTTCAATATCAGGTTCATATTTGGTCATGGCTTTTTTAACCAAATCTCCTATTTTCGCTTTCTGAACAGCACCTAAAGATGCAAACCCGCTATCTTTATGTAATATTGGGTCGGCTAACCATCTTCTCCAATACTCAGCCTGGTCAAGAGTCATTGGTTTATTCAATTCTTGTTGCAATTGAATTAAATCACCTCTAAATTTTTCTGGAGTTCTTGAAATAATAGTATTCATCTCTGCATTAATTTCAGACATAACAGGAGCACTATTAATGTTTGTACTTAAATTGTCTTGTCTGATTCTTGAACGTTCAAATGCGGGTTCTTTTAAACCTTTTATGGCTTCTGCTTCAGTTGCAGTTTGAATATTTTTAATATTTTGATTTCCTTTGTTTTGAATCAAAATACCTAAGTTTTCATCAGCTACAGGTTTTTCACTAAGTTTATTTAATGATGTTTTTTCTGCGTTTTTTGCTTCTTGAGCTTGTTGTTGAACTTTTTGACGAGTTTTAAACTGAACGTCAGCAATTGCTTGTTGGCTTTCTACTTGTGGAGCACGACCTTTTGCCCGTTCTTGAGCTTCTTTTTGTAAAGCTGTTTGAGCAGATGTAGCTTCTTTGGTTGCTGCACCTTTTAAAGCCTCACTGGCTTCTTTTGATTTTCTTCCGCTTAAAACACCTAGTTTTTCTCCTAGTTGTTCAGCTTTTGTTATACCAAATTTACCTAAACTTAAACCTAAATCTGTAATTAATTTAGCTCCACCAACAGCGGCAGGAAAAACTCTTCCTGCGGTTTGTTGAGGTTGAGTTTGTTTGGTAGGTTCTGGCAAACCCATCTCTGTAAACTTTTTGGCGTATTCTTCACTAGTTGGAAAAAATGTTTCACCAGGCGTTGGCTTACGAGCCATAAATCCAGCCTCAATATCTCCAGGTATTCCTAAAACTCCTTCTGTCAAAGCTCTGCTAAATTGCAATTGTCTTTCAGGAAAAGTCGTGCGTGGTTTTTTTTCAGTTTCTTTATTAACTAATTCAGCTCCCGCAGGAAGGGGCGGGGTTTCCATAACAGCACCTGATGGCAATGG